AACAATGGTGTCGCATTAGATGCTACTACACATAGTAAAAAAGGTAACTTACTTGGTTATTGGAGAAACGATGGTGTAACCACATGGCAAGATAGAAGAGGGTGGAGTTATTTAGATTTTAATGGTAGTGCAGATAGAGTTCAAGTTCCTAATAATTCTGCATTTAACTTTGGAAATGGAAGTTTTTCAATATCTTTTTGGGCAAAAAATGATGTTATTAGTTCTGATAATATTTTGTCAAAAGTTGATAGTGCATATAAAGGATATCACATTCTAAAACATTCTAATACGCAATGGTTTTTTAGAGCAAATACAAGTTCTAACGATTGTTATATTTACGGAGATAATACATCGCCATCTACGGGAGTATGGACACATGTTGTTTGCGTTGCTGATAAAAGTGTTTCTGGAAATAAAGGATTAAAAATATATGTAAATAGTGTTGATAGTAATAACGCTACAGGTGGTGGTAATTTTGAAGATGTTGGCAACATAGATGTTTCTAATGATTTATATTTTGGTATTTTAAACAATGGAGTAAGTAATTCATCAGCTTGGGATGGTAGCATTAGCTCTATTGCTATGTACAATAAAGCATTGTCTCAATCTGAAATTGATTCTATTTATAGCGGTGGCATAGCAGGAGATGAATCTATTTATTCAGATATAGTTGGTTATTGGAAATTTAATAACACTACTACTATTGTTGATTTAATTAATGGCAATAATGGTACAGTTACAGGCACTACACTAAACGATGGTAACGATGGCACAGTACAAGGCACACCAGATTCTATAACAATCAGAGAAGGACTTAACTCAAACAGAGATGGACTTGGGTTTAACTTTACTAATCCAAGTAGCAATGTGTTAAGGTTAAATGGTGTAAATGAATATGTATCAGTACCTCATACTAAAAGTTTAGTAGTAAGCGAACAACTTACATTAGAATGTTGGGCAAAGTTAGATAGAGTAACACCATCTGAAGATAATAGTATGATTTCTAAATATGATGAGGCAGGAGATACTGGCAGGGAATATCTTTTTCAATTTGCAACTGATAAGAGAATAACATTTAGGGTATCAAGTGCAGGTTCTTCAGCTACTTTAAGAACATTAAGAGCAGATAGTGCAATATCAGATGGCAATCTATGGCATCATTATGTAGCTACTTTTGCAAGTGGTACAATGAAAATGTATGTAGATGGAAGTGAAATTTCAGCTACTGCAAGTGGAGCGACTGTTACATCTATTAAACAAAATGGGACTGCAAATGTTGTTGTTGGGTGTATTAGTACATCAAGCACGCCAAGGCGATTTTTTGGTGGTTTAATTGATGAAGCAAAAGTTTACAATCGTGCATTGTCAGCATCTGAAATATCTAAAAACTATAAACACCAAAAAGGTAAACACAAAAATGACTAATACATATTTGATATTAACAAAAGCAAAGTGGGAATCAGCATTACCTGCTAAACTTAAAAAGGCTGATAGATTATCTTGGAATGAGTACACATATAGAGATGAAGAGCGTACTGCTACAAGGATGGTAAATAAATACTCATATTATCCGAGCATGGATAACACAAAAGATGAGATTAAAGCATACATGGATGATGCAGATATAGAGTATAGCTCTGAAGATACTAAAGCAGAACTTGTAGATAAAGTTATGGCATCAGAACATTCTGTACCACAAGAAGAAGAGACATATACATACACAGAACAAGTAGTAGATACAACTACATTACAATCTCCAACTTGGAAAGAAAGTGCATTTAAACTTGGTAAACTTGGTAGTCCAAGATGGAATAATGACGGGAGTAAAGTGTTAGTTAAATATGAATTACCTATAACAGATGGCACATTAGATGCAGTAAAAGGTATAAGTGGTATTACTGCTTTATCACATAGTGAAGCCATAGAAGAAATGAAAAAGGATGAGTGGTCTAGTGAGTAATAGGGGTAATTCACTTGCTGAGTTCGCAGTTACTATGGCTATTATGGCTACACTTGCTACTACCTCAGCTCCTGCTTTTAGTCGTATCTCTGAAGGTGCTAAAGCTAAACAAACTAAAGCTAATCTTGAAAAAATAGTTAAAGCATCCCAGATGTGGTATAACCAACAAGTAGAGTTAAATGGTATGGGTAGATTTCCTAGTCAACCACATAGAACTACAGATGTAGGTTTATTAGTAGATTACAATGAAAATAGAAGAATAGAAACAGAAGAATTAATAGAAGCAGAGTTTGTACCAGTATTTAGTGATACAAGCTTTTTACATTTATTTGATAATGATACAATTAAAAGCCCTTACCAAGATGGCTTATATGCATACGCTATTATTGGTGGTTCAGGTACTGGTGATAATATTGTTAGTCCAATATTTGTAGTAGTAGATACAGAAAACATAGAAGATTTTTACAAGTATTACAAGCCATGAACGAAGATTGGAAAGATTATATATCAATAATACTTTTTCTAATTATAGTTTTAGGTGGATTAGTGTTACTTGGTAGTTGTGATGGAGGTTGGTCTATTGCAGGATATGAAGTATGAGTAATGAAAAAGAGTACAATCCACAGACATCAAGGAGTTATAAGACAGGATTGGTTGATGATAACCTTAGTATCCATCTTAATATTAAGTGGCTTGTACAACTTTGTGTTGCCGTTTCTGGTGTTGTTTATGGATACTTACAAATTACAAATAGGATTGGAGACCTTGAGCGTAGAGTGGAACTTGCTGATACAAACATTAAAGAATTAGTCCAGAAGCATATAATAGAAGAAGAGAAAAAACTTAATGCAATGGAACAACAGTTGGATTGGTACAAAAAAGAACTTAATTTAAACCCATTAAGTTGGGGTAAAAAAAAGCGGAAATAATGGATTTTTTAGAAGTATATTCAGAAGCAGGAATGATAGGCGTAGTAGGAGCTATGTTTGTTTATATGGTTTATTCTATGAATAAAAGAGCAACAGAGCAATCTGATGCAATACAAGATTTAAAAACAGAAAATAGAGCACAAAGTGAAACGCTTGAGAATATGGAAGGAATGATTATTAAGCTTATTGGAAGATGGAATAAATCAGATGATAAACTTGATAGAAAGTTTGATGCAATAACAAAAGAAATTAATGATTTAGATAATCAAGTATCTGAAATCAAAGGTTCTTTATCTAGAGTAAATGGAAAACATTAATGGCTAAATCACCAGCATGGCAAAGAAAAGAGGGTAAAAGTAAGAGCGGTGGATTAAATGCTAAAGGTAGGGCTAGTTATAATAGAGCTACTGGAGGTAAATTAAAAGCACCTGTTACAAAGAAAAACCCTACAGGTAAAGCTAAGTCAAGAAGAAAAAGTTTTTGTGCACGGATGTGCGGTATGAAAAAGAGGTTAACTGGAGCTAAAACAGCTAGTGACCCTAATAGTAGAATAAATAAAGCACTACGCAAATGGCGTTGTAAGTGTAGTTAATAGGAGGTATTATGCCAAAAGTAGGAAAAAAGAAATTCCCTTATACAAAAAAGGGTAAAACAGATGCTAAAAAGTATGCTAAAAAAACTGGTAAAAGGATGAAGAAAAGTGGCTACTAAAGGAGCAAAAAAAAGAAAAGGCTTGTATGCAAACATACATGCAAAGCGTAAAAGAATAAAAGCTGGAAGTGGTGAAAAGATGCGTAAGCCGGGAAGTAAAGGTGCTCCTACAGCTAAAGCATTTAAACAATCTGCTAAAACAGCTAAGGGTAGAAAGAAAAAGTAATGGATTCATTAAAGGTTAGTACATTAACAACAAGTTCAGGTTTGATGTATTGGCTTGATGTAATCCCAGCAATACTAATGTGTGTTATGTTTGTTATGAATATAGTATATTTGTATTGGAAGATAGTAAAAATAAAGGAGTCATAAATGAATATTAAAGAACTATTAATAAAACTAGCTGAAGAACAAGCAGAGAAAATGCAAGAAGAAGCAGTTAAACATTTAGGTAGTGATGAAATGTCAGATAAGATAGCTACTGCAATAAACAAAAGAATAGACATACCTTTTGTTTCAGAAGAGAAAGAACAAATCTTTTTTGAAAAATGCGTAGATGTAGTTACTGATATTATTGAAGGTTTATTTAAGAAATAGCTTAGTGGGGCGAGCAATATTTTGCTTTCTCCTCCTTGGCTTTTTATTGTAAGCCCTACTAGTTATGAGTAGAGACAGAATTAAAGGTTTTAAAATACAAGGTGATAAAACAAGTCAGGATGTCCCTGAACATTGTTATTATTGCGGTAGTGATTATGTAGTTGGTATAGAGATAATAGGCTCTATACAAGAACCTTTAATATGGGAGTGTGGACATTGTGGTGAACACATGTTAAAGTTTACCAGAGAGAAAACAAAAAGATTGTTAGATAAAGCTCCAGAGCTTGATATAACACAGGAGGAATGGGAATTAGCATGGCAAGAAAAACCAAACTAAAAACCAAAAGAGCAATAGTTACACCTGATAAACATTTTCCATTGCATGATGTACCTGCAATAAATGTTTTATGTAAAGCTATTGAAAAAGTAAAACCAGAAATCTATGTAGATTTAGGTGATGTTGGTGAGTTCGAAAGCGTAAGTCACTGGCAGTGGCGTAAAAAGAAAAGACCGCCATTAGAGTATCAATTACCTTTTGTTGATGAAGAAATTAAAAAAGTAAACGAAGGTATGGATATAATACAGAAATCACTTGATAAAGCTAAAGTAAAAGAAAAGTACTTTTGCGAAGGCAATCATGATGACTGGTTAAATAGATTTGTAGAAGAGAATCCTTATTTGACTAAGTATAAGTTTAAGGATGCACTTAAGCTAAAAGAAAGAGGATATAAGTATTATCCCTGTGGTAAGATGCTTAAGATAGGTGAGTTGTATTTTTATCATGGTAATCACTATGCAGGTGTAAACCATACTAGAAACCACTTACTTAGAATGGGTTGTAATGTTATGTATGGTCATCATCATGATATGCAACAGAGTAGTGTAACACACATGGATGGGCCTAAGTCTGCTTGGAGTATTGGATGCTTAAAAGATATGACAGCAGAGGCTAATGTTTGGTTAGGGAATAGACAACATAACTGGCAACTTGGTTTTGCTATAGTAAACTTTTATGGTAAAGGTCAATTTAATGTTGAACTTTGTACTATAATAGATGGTAAAACAGTTGTAGATGGGGAGTTAATAGACGGCAATGCCTAGAATGGTTGCAGAAATAAAGAACTTTGGAGTGGGTATAGTAGCTACACCTGATAGTAAAGATATACCCACAGACGCTTCAGATTACTCACTAGATGTAGAACCTGTAGCAAGTGATGGTATGGTTAAGGGTAGAAAAAAAGATGCTTATAGCGTATTAGGCTCTGGATTTAGTGGGACTGCTAGTAATACATCAAGAGTTAGGCATACAATATTTTATAAGAGACCTACTGCTTAATGGCTGTATTTAATAAAGATAATTTTATACTTGGTGGTACTTATACTGGTACGAAAACATTTGATTATGAATTTAGATTGTATCCAGCATCTTATGGCACACCCGGTGGTAAGAGTACTTTTAAGTATAGAATAGCTAATATAAATAAAGTTGTAGCTCTTAAGTTTACTTACAATAGTACTAGTGTTACCGTAAGAAGATTCCAAGATGAAGGCTATATAGACCATCCTGATGGTTTG